CATGTCCAAGTTACCAGTCATCGTATCCCCAGCTACATCAACAAAAGTAGTATCTGCGTAGTTCTTAGTTACTGCATCTTGTGGGTTTGTAGGATCAGCTACATTCTTAATCTTAGCTAAATCAGCGTCAAAGCTCCCATCAACAGGGTCTTTGGTCATTACATTCTTACCACTACCCTCTTCAATCTCTTCACTAAGATAAAGGTTGTGAAGGTAAGCACGATCTAGTTCTACCTCAGTAAGTACACTTCCATTCTCAAAGTCTACAAGAGCAGTATTAGAAGCACTATCTCTTTTGATCCTTATCCTGTCTCCAGTTGCTGGAGCAGTAACAAATATTATAGCAGCAGAAGGAGAAGTTTGGATTGTGTAGTGAGTAGTAACTGTTTGATCTACAAATTTACCACCAGTTAAAGCCACTGTATCAAGTTGTACTACAACGTGTGTGTCATCGAGATAAGGAAAAGGAAAAGCAAAGGAGGTAGTAGTATTATCCCCAGTGTAGTCTACGTATGTATTAGGCATGGTAATCTATTATTAATTTGTTTGTTGTAAAAGTTCAAGCACTTAGTCAGTACGTTGCAGTTGAGGGTTAGATTCTAAAAGTTCAAAGACATCTACCTCAACCTGACCTGCTGCTTTTATTGATATTGGTTCTTTAGTCTTTTCTCTTAATATCTTTCCTTGTTTTTGTTTTTTCTTAATAACATTGTAAAGATTCTCACCTTCTTCGTTTCTAAACTTTTGTAAGAATCTTTTATTTTCTAGTATTTCTTTTTCTAGTTCTTTGTAATAACTACGAGCATCGTCAGCTAACTCTTTATGCCCTTGATTAACAGGCAACTTATCTTCTCTATTCTCGTCTTCTATTTCTTTTTTTAACTTAGTTTTAAAATCTTTGCTATTTACTTTCTTAACAAACAAGTCTCTTAAAGTTTTACCGTCTTTTTTGAACTTTTGAAGTTTTTTAGCGTAAGCGTATTCTAAATGCACACCGTCAGCATCCGTGAAGTCTGTCATAGTAATAGAACCTCCTACAATCGTTGTCGGTATATTATTCTCTATCACACCTATTTGATCGGACTGTAACACCTCACTGAGTCTTTCATTCATTTCAGCAGCTGATCCTTTAGACCTCTGCCATAATCTTATTTGATCTGTTCCCCAGTTGCTTGTGTCTATGATCTCGTGTCCAAATAAATCAGTCTTATAGTTTTCAGGTCCAATACCAAACATTTGATAAAGAGTTCTCTCAGCCCAATCCCCACCACGCAGGTCTGCTACTTTACCTCCTGTAGTTAAACGTCTCATAGCTTTCTTTAAAAACGCAGGGACAGGAAACCAACTAGATAATAAACGATTTAAAGCTATCTCTTTTTCTTCTCCTTCCATTAAAAGCCAATCTGCTATTTCCGACCCGCCTAAATTTAGAGGTGCGTCTTTTTGTATCTGAGCAAAGGAACGAGTAACGATGGTTATGAAATCTTGTTCTTTAGTAAGTAACCTTTCTCCTGTAATTCCTTGTAGTAGTTTCATTTTACTCCATACGGCAATATCAGCAGTCATAGCCATTACATGTTTAACTGGGTCCCAGTACCTGTAGTCAAAGCCGAAGAAGTCGTAGCTGTTTGTGCCTCCGTACATCTTCATATTTTCTTTCTGCTCTCTTGTCATCCACACTTGTGAACCTGTCATCATACCGTTCCAGGCAGCAGTAAAAGCAGCTCCATATACAGCAGCACCCATAAAAGAATCAGCTATGGTTTCTTGATTGTATATATGTTTTCTTACTTCAGCGTCCTGTATCTTTCGTTGGTTATCTTCTATTTCTTTGTAAGCGTTAGCCTTCATCTCATCAGAAAGAAGCTCAGGCTTATCTAATAACATCGCTTTATTCTTATTAATTTTTTTATTGTATGCCCTTATTTTGCCTTGATATGGATTAAAGTAACCAACACGAGTCATTGCCACTGGAAATGCTACTAGCTTTGCACCTCTATAAGTGCCTCGAAGAGCCATGTTTATAAAAGGATTACGCTCCTTGAACAACATTACAGCTGGATTGTTTTTATTGCGTGTTACTTTTTCTATAAGTTTAATAGTTTTATCCGCAATGTTATTATGAAGTTCTGGGATATCATCAGTGTTAGAACCAAAGAAGAAAGCTTCGTTAACTCTACGCACTCGTTCGTTTATCTTTCCGTTTTCATTTAACACAGCCAAACCGTCTTCTTGTGTGAGTCTTTCGTTAAAAAGTTTTTCAGCGTATTCCTCTATAGCTTTCTCTCTTTTTACTTTATCTTTAATACCTTTATGAGTGTGGAAGGAATCCTTTAAAGACTCAGAATATAAACCGTGAAACACAGCAGGTCTTCTTGTTACCTCATCAAATGTACCTATAGCTCTACCTCCTATTGATAAGAAGTTATCATATAGGTGTACTAAAGAGACTAAATCTCCTTTGTATATTTGCTCAAGCATTTCCTCCATAGTCTTTTGACTTATCTTCTGCTTCTTCGCTTTTATAGACGCACTCTGCATCACATTTTTGGAGTTTACATTATAATTAGAGGAGAACATTTTACCTGCTTGGTGATCCGTAGCACTACGCCCTGTCTTGTATGTCTGTTTAGCAGCTCTTCTGTATTGCATTATATCTGACCACAACTTAGCACCTGCTTGATACTCGTACCGAGCTAACTGTAAACCTTCGGAAAAACTTTTATACCTAATACTATCGTAAAGTAAAACCGTCAAGGGTCTAGCTGTAACTAACTTCAACCACTCAAAAGTAGCACTAGGGACTCCAGCTATAGCAGAACCAGCTTGCATGAGGAAACCACTTTTACGCATACGTAACGCAGTATTAACTCCTCTTGATAATTTGTTTAAAGAACTTTGTTCCGATGTCATCTTATCCCATTCAGCGAGATACTCTACAAGTTCTATGTTCTTGTCTTGTCTAATTAAAAATTCATTAGCTTTCTCTAGCTCTGTGATAGTCTTACGCATATCAGCTTTAATAGCTGTTTTCTTTTTCTGTAGCTTACTTAATGCTGTTTCTACTTTAGGACCTTTAAGTTTAGGTTCTACTTCTGCTCTTATCTCACCTACAATAGCCCTGCCTTTTATATCAGCAAGCCTAGCTATTTCTTGTTCTATTTTTAGTAGCTTAGGTATTTCATTAAGAACAGTCTTGTAGTACTTAATTTCTCTTTCCTTCTCTTTAAACCTGGAATCGTTTTCTATCTTCTTCTTTTTACCTGTAGCTTTAAATTCTATCTCATTAACAGCTAAAAACTTAGCACGGTACTCATCAAGTTGTTTGTTTAGTTTGACTTCCTCAGCTTCGTATTGACGCTTTAATCTTCTTGCTTGTTCTACTGGGTCTATATCTTTAGCAGCTTGATCTATCTCATTGATTCTATCTTTAATATTTTTACGCAAGAAATTTATATCACTGTCTAAACCTTCTTCCTCTATGCTTTTTGCTCTAGTAGGTCCTTCAGGCTTAGGTGTTATAAACTCCCTTTGTTCTCCTAAAGGTGCTGTTTGTTTTTCAGCTAGTTCATCTCTTTGTTTATATTTAGCTTGTAAACGCAAAGCATCTTGTTCTGCTCTTTTGTAAAATTCAATCTCTCTTTTAACTTCAACAATCTCAGGGTCTAACTCAGTTTGCTCTTTAGGTATTTTCTGTATAGCATCTAAATCCCCAAACCTCTTTCTTAGTTCGTTAAGTTTTAAGTTGAGCTTGGCTAATTCTTTTTGAACCGTGCCTACTATTTGATCTGGGTCTTGAAGGCTTAAATCAGATTCAACTACTTTCTGTTTTAAATCTTTTTCTGTCTTTTTAACAACACCTCTTAAGGTATCTAAGTAACTAGTAACCTTTTCAGGCTTTACCCATTCAGGTGCTGGTCCTACCTCTTGTCTAATTTTTTTTACATCACCCTCATCTAACAGTTTAAAGAACCTATCCAACTTTTCTTCAAGACCAGCGATCTCTTTGGATTCTTTTGATGCGGTGCGGTGAAATTTCAACTTAGCCTGTAGGTCTTCTTCTTGTAAACTGAGTACTCTAGGTTCTTTAGTTTTTGGTTCTTCCCTCTGACTTGAAAAGATTTCTTCTTTTTCTTTAAGTTGCTTTTCTAACTTAGCTATACGATCTGCCTGTGCTTTAGCTTCATCAATTGGTTTAGGTTCTATTAATTGTTGTTGTTCTTCTTTAGGTAAACCTTCGTATTGCTCTCTTAACTTCTTACGTATCTGCTTACTCTTTTCTTTTTGAGCAGGTCTTATGGCGAAGTAATTATCATGTAGTGTCGCAATTAACTCGTTATGTTGAACACCTTTAATCTGCTCAATCAAAGCATTTTCTAATCGAATTAAAGCATGAGTCTGCTCAGTAGCTGCTTCACTTAATTCGTTTGTATATTCAAACTTAGACTCAGCATCTTTAGCCATCGATTGTAAAAACCTACCAGCGAAAGTATCTACTTTATGTTTTATGTTATATACATTCTGTAAGAACCTAACTTCTTTTAAAGCCCCTTCAAGATGCTTTATATCTATCTCTTTACCTGAAGTATTGTAATCTGTTGCTATAGCTACTTTATGTTTATGGAGCTGCAACTCAGTCTCGTCTCTAACTTTAGTTATAAGCTGTGCAAGTTTAGGACCTTCAGTATTAGCTTTAGGATCATCTAGTTTTACATTTTTAAATCTTTTAGTTGCTTCATCTAAAGCTGATTCTCTAACATCATCAACAATTCGAGGGCGTGTGGGTTCTTCAACAACTTCAGGTTCTTTTTCAACAGGAGTAGGTTCTTCAATGACTGCCTCTCCTTGTCTTTCCTTCGGTACTTCTAAATCTTCTTCTGTAAACTTACTAGGTTCTTCAGCTTTAAACTCATCTAGTGCTTCCTTAGTTGTCTTTTGAGCAGCTTCGATGTGTTCTTCGATAGGAGTAATCTCCGATCCTTCTTCTTCAATTATATCTTCAGCCTTGTTAGATGCTTTAAGCTGTTCTGTTGAGTCTTCTAACATCTGTAGCTGCAAGTCTTTATCTCGTATCTGCTTTTCTAATTCGTCTATCTTCTTTTGCAAAGGAGCAGTACTTGCTTCCCAATTAATACCAGAGCTAATTTCTTTTTCTACAGGTTTCCTTATATCTTCAATCTGATCTTGCAACTCAACTTTAGACTCTTTGACTCTTTCTTTAACTCCTTCGTTTATATCTAGTAACTCCTGTCTTCCCCACTTAGATCGAGCTAATCCACCTAAACCTTCGATACCAGTTTTAAAAGCACCTCCAAAAGCAGCTCCGAAAAGGTAAGCATACTTGTCTCTTTCTTTACCGTTAAACCTAGCTTCCATTTCTTGAACGAATAACTGTTCCGTTGAACCTAAGATAGCACCGCTGACAAAAGTTTTAACACCATTAACAGCCATGTTCTTTCCAGCCCACGCTCCTGAAACTCCTAGTCTTAAAGTTTTATCTGCAAGTTGTTCTACTTTAGCTAAAGAAAATATAGCAGCACCTGCTGTTTCCCAGTAAGAATATTCGTCTTGTATTCCTAGTTCCATACCTACTTGCTGACCTGCGTAGTTTGAAACAGCCCAAGGCAACATTCTTAATGCAGCTTCTGATGCAATAAAACCAACCACACCAGCAGTAGTTGTAGTAGGTTCAGCAGCTTGAGGTCCTGCAAAGCCTAACATAGAATAAGCACGAGTCGCTTGTAATGCTGTTTTTATTTTAGGTGCATTCTTAGCTAATAAATACTGTAAGCCCATGCCACCGACAACCTCAGTCCCTGTCTTATATGCAAGAGCTTCCTTGTGGTCCATCATCCAATTCAACCGCTTGCCTATCTCTTCTGTAGTACTCTCTTCTGTAGTCTCAAAAGCTATTTTAGCTTCTTCTAACTCAGGTGTAGGAACGAAAGAACTCTCTACTGTTCCACTGGCTTCTTGCTTCTCAATCTCTAGCTTATTAAAGTATTCTTCTTCTTTAGCTAATATAGCTTGCTTTCTCGCTTCTAGTGTATCGGACATTATCTAGAGTCTCTATCTCTCATTAAAGTTAACTGTGCTCGTCTAAAATCGTCAAAAGATTTACTGTCATAAACTCTAAAATCACCTAACTCTTTTAATTTTGTCTCGTCTTCCTTTGTTAATTCCTGTCGTTGTTCTACTTTATCAATAACAACTAACCATTCATCCAATGTCACTTTGTTTAGTTCATCCTCATTTCCGAATAGAATAACATCACCAAAATCGAAATCTGTTTGTTTTAATATAGCAGCAGACTCAGGTGAGTAACTAGAGAAACCATGATCGTACACACTTGCTGTTAATAATTTTGTTAGTCTTTCTTTCTCGACAGCTGAAGTACTTTCATTGTTTATGGAGGCTTTAATCAACTGTCTATCTTTATTAATTAAAGAGGGTGTAGGTTTATCTTGGATTAAAGATTTATACTTAGTAGGTTCATCCCTAAAAAATTCTAAAGGGAAACCAGCTCCTTCTTTACGCCTCGCTTTTTCTACATCTACTGTTTGCCTTTCTTCCTTTAATTCTATTTCTTCAGGGCGTTCAAACTCTTTAACACGTCCCTTAGCAATCTCTGCCACTGCTCTAAATATAGCTTTATCTTCGTCTTGTAACCTTCTTAATTCTTTTACAACCATGCCTTGCTTCTCTACAGCTGGTATGTTTTCGTCAAGTTCTACTTCCTTAGCGTAGTCTATTATTTTCTTTTTGATTATAGGCACTGAAGTCAGAGCGTGTGTCTCGTCAAACTTAGGAGGAAGGACTTCATCTATTTTCTTATCACCTGCAATAGACTGAGCTATACCTGTTATATCTGTTTTAGCTTTAGTCGATATAGCCTTAAACTCAGTTAACTCAGTAGCAAACAACCCTGCATTAGCTTCTTTACTTGCTTGCCGAGCGTTAGACCAAGGTGTTGCATCTATCCCTTTATCTCCTAGAAAATCATCAAAGTCATACTTTTTACCTCCAGCACTTTCTGTTTCATGTAAACCTAAAAACTCCTCTACAAGGTTTTCACGTACTGCGGGAGAATATAAGTTTACCTCACGCTCTAGTGACCCTTTAGTTTCAGCTAAAAATGTACCTACTGATTTAAGAGTTCTACGGTACAAAGGTAATGAACGGTCTGGGTCATTGTAAGCTTGCGTAAGTAAAGCGTCATTTAAAGCTAATGCAGGTGCTACATCTTTCTTAAATATTTCATTCTTTATTATATAATCAAGCTGCCCCTCTTCCTCTCCGTCTTCTAGGGTAGGGTTCATAAATAACAAAGCATCCTTAACAGTTCTTACGGATAAAGGATTATTTATAAAACGATCATAAGTCATACTTCCAGGTAAACGTTTTAAAGCTCCTCCCCAAAGTCCACTCCATTCCTTATCCGAAACTGTTTTACTCTCTGAGCTTAAAGAAGCTATTTTATTATTTATCTCTTTACGGATTGGATTAAGAGCGGTTAATGCTGCCTCCGTCCCAAATATTTTATTACCGTTTACTCTTACAGTATCCACTCCTTGGACCAATCTACTAGCGTCTGTAAACCTCCGTTGAGCTTGTAGGGTCTTTGCTCTAGTAACTATCATACCTACTAACGCTTTGCTTCTATCTGCTTTAGTTAAAATAGGATTAGATTCTTCTAGTTGTGCATCAAAGCTGTTAACAAAACTTTCTATTTGAGAGGAACTCACAGGTTCTCCACTACTATAAAAGGTATCAAGAACAACTTGACCTTCATTTAATTTCTCTTCTAGAACAAATTTATCTTTTGCCGATTCATATTGAACGATTAAATCACTTTTATATTTAGGAGTAACCGCATTCCACAACGCTTTAGATGCTGTTGTATTTGCTATATCTTCCCCTACATCTCCAATTAAATTTTTCCACTCAGTGTTTAAGGTTTCATCTACTGCTGAGGTGAATTCACCTATGTTTCTGTACTTTTCTAAATCAACTAAACCTTGTGCTTTAGTTTGAAGACTAGGTAGCATCTTATTAGTAATGTGTCTTTTTAACAAAGCGTCTCTATAAGCCCTGTCCCTGTTGTACCTAGCTAATGGGTGGAAACCTCCTATGTCTTTAGTCTTCTTTAACTCAGCAATAACATTCTGTTCTTCTATGACTTCAGCTTGTTCCGCACCTATTCTTTCTTGTTGTACTTGTAGCTGACCGTACTGCTTAGTTATTAAACCAAACTGAGCCAAAGAATCAGCAAGGTCCATAGCTTTATTCCTACCAGCTCTAGGCTGATTTATTCCGTATTGAAACCCAGGAAGATCAACAGGTTGAACTGTAGGTGCTTCACCTAACCCTTGTACTTGTACTCGTTCTGCCATAATTAAATGCTATATTGATCTGTCTTGGGCATATACCTAGAAGTTTTACCTCCTCCGATATTTATTGTTCTAGGTCTATTCGATCCCATCCTACTTGCTATGCCTGACCCTGCTGCGTATCCACTAAGCCCACCGCTAATCGCCTGTAGTCCAGTTGTTAATAAACTAGGTTTACTGATAGGTTGACTAAGTCCTAGTATCTCTTGCTGAGAAGCTAATCCAATTTGTTGTAGGCTCATGCCAGTTTGTAGACCATAAAGTTTCTCTTGAGTAGTAACAGCTGCTTGTAACCCTGCTTGTTGTCTAACATAGTCATCCATTAAAGCTTGCACTGAAAGACCTGACACCCCTGCTTCACCTGCTGATACAGTAGCACTAGCAAGTTTTTCTTGAGCTGCTTTAGTTATTTTACCAGTCTCCTGAGCTAGAGCTAGTCGTTTCTGTTGAGATTCTAATATCTGAGATGTCCTTTGAAAACCTTCTTTCTTTTGAGCTGCTGCTATAGACTGTGCTTGATACGCTGCCTGTGCTTTAGCTTGTTGCCTTTGCCCTATATACCCTGCACCTGCTGATGCTACACCTGCTATTGCTCCTATTGCTGCTAATGGTAAACACATATTACTTCCTCTCTATCTTAAATGACTTATAACCAGGGATATTGCAATCCTCAAAACTAGCACCCAACCATTTTAACCATCTCATACTCAGCGTGTTAGCTTCCATAATGTAGTTTGTTAAGTAGTCAAAGTCTCCCATCAAATCATCTATCCACATCTGTGAATCCTTAACAAACTTCTTCTTTATCTTATAAAAATTCCTTGTACCTAGCAACCAGCAAATCCCTATGTTTCCTCTAGGACTGACTCCAAAGCAAGCTAACAATCCGTCTTGATCTGTCTTGACGCTATAGCACTTACTACTTGATTCAAATGATCCGTACACAGCATCTCTAGGGTGGTGCATTAGACCGATACATTCCATCATATCTTCTTCTCGTAAGTCATCATATAACAAAGGAGCGTCTTCAAGTGCTTGTGCTTTCTCTACTTTAACCTCCATAACGTCTACTCCTTGATATAATAGTTGATTCAAACTCAGCAGATAACAGCTTCACTGGTAAAGCACTAGAAGATTTAATTTCGATAGTGGCATCATTAGGTTGAGCTTGTACAGCAAACTTAAAGAATCCAGTCTCAGGTGTGAATTTATTAAGGGTACTGACAGAGGCTAACAAACTTGGGTTGTAAGTGTAAGTGTATTTATCTCTAAATTTAGGTGTAACTTCTACGTTGAAGTGTCCAGTCTCTGAGTATTCAATACTACCGTTACGAATAGTTTGGAATGTATAATCAGATGCAGATCGCCCACCTCTCTCTGTAGGTTGCTTTAAGTTCTGCTTAGAGAACCTGTATAACATATCGTACTCGTATCCAATGAAGTAATCATACACACTTAAATACTCGTAACCTTGCTCGCTCCACACAGGTGCTGAATCCACTTCTACAGTAGGTTGCCAATAGTTAGTATCTGTTGGGAGTATCGATGCAGAGGAGGTATGTCCTTCAACACACTTATATAGTGAACCATTATAGTTAACATAATTAGCTAACTTACCATCAATTAAAATCTCAATGTCATTAACAGAGTGAAGTGTTACTTCTTTCCTTGTTCCGTTCTTAGAGTAAATAGCCATGCCCTCTTTAAACAAGAAGCTATTCCTAAACCTCATATAAGTAACATCAGTGTAATTACTTCCGTCAAAGCTTTGGGGTGTTGTACTACTTAGCTTAGTATAGGTTATAGTTTGTACATAATTAGTACTGCTGCTTTGTATTCTACCGTCTAACAATAAAGCATAGTCTCTATCTGCCTCGGCTAATCCATTCTCCATTGGTATCTTTTCTAAGTAAGTACCGTCACTATCTGTTGTGATGATATGCAAAGTAGATTCAATAAAGTGAAAACTTCTAACCTCTCTAGTAAAAGTAAAGGACATCCAGGAACTCTGTATCTTCTCTCGACCTTGCCAAAAGTACTTATATACAAACAACTTCTTATAATCTTGGTCAGTCTGTACAATAATCATGTTCTCTGATGCACTACCTGCCATCCTGACTATATTAGAAGGGATGTACTTATTGATTTGTTCTGTTATCTCAGCTGCTCCGTAAGTCTCTGTGTTGTTATCAACAGTGTACTCTAACAATCCTTCAAAGCTATTCCTTTTAAAGTTAAAGTAGATATGACTACTTAGTGCTAACGGTCTAATACTTTCTGATACATCGTACTCAGTAACTGGAGAGATAGTAACAGTCTTTGGAGTTAACAAGTCTGCACCTCTTAACACAAACTGTGTCTTAGCAGAGAATAACATTAGCTTCTCTTGGAACGCTTGTGCGTATTTAAGTAAGCTAATCTTAGTGTGTGATATTCCTACATCTATAGGAGCAGAGTCAAGTAACGATTGTGTTGTGGTCCTGAAGAAATTAAAGTATTCATCTGCTTCAGAGAACACTACAGAATCATTTGTCAATACTCCTAACCTGTTCTTAAAGAAGAAGATATCATTGATCTTATTACCTTTAAAAGAAGGAAGAGGGTTACTGTTGTCATCTCCTGAATCTCTCCCTGCCCAATCAACAACTTTTAAAGTAAAGCTTGTTATCTTACCTGTAGTTTGGTCAGGGATTAGTCTAACAGGCATTGTATCTTGGTCTAAAGCATTATCAATATATTGACTAGCACCTGTAGCAGAACCGTCTTGTGTCCACCCTACTGTTTCTATCCAACTACCTTCCCCGAAGTCTTCGTTATCTTTAGTCTTAAAGCTAACATAGTAATCATCTTGCTCTAGCTCTGCATCTCCTATGACCTTAATCCTAAAACCATTATAACAACTAGCTGGTAAATCTGTAATGCTATCTACTTCTTTATAAATAGCACTTAGTCCTTGATTAGCTAGTCCATCAGTAACTCTTATTTGAAAATCTTTATCTAAAGCGTTCGTTACTTTGATTACACTTCCTTGACGCTCAATAGAAAAAGGAGTACTAGCAATTGTCGTATATATCCAATTAGCTGTGTTAGCAGGGGTTGTTACTCTCGATACATAGTCAGGGTACACTGAGACATCAAGCCATTTTCTACCTGATACGTTAAACTTACTACTGTACATTAGTTCAACTAGAGTAACCTGTAAATCAGCGGATGCTATAACACCTGCCGATGCAAAGTTAGCTCCTACGTGTGTCAAATTAACTCCAGTTATCGTACCGTTGGAATCTATAACAGCTTCTCCTTTTGCAGTCTCTGCTGGACCTGACAACCCTGCTGATTGATTAATAGTTACTTCTACTTTGTAATCAGTTACATGACTATTAACAGGCTTAAGATAACCCACTCCTCCGTTAGGAGAGCTAATTGAAACTGTACTCATCACATTAACAGTACTTGAAGGAAACCTAGTGTTTAAACAAGTTTCTAAATCTTTAGCTATAAACTCTGTATCTGCGTGTTTTCCAAGGTTTGATCCTCCTCCAGTACTAGGTCCGCTTATGTAAGTGGAAGGAGATGCTCCTGCTATATGAGTATATTCGTGATGATTATCTAAACTAGTATCAACAGGAACTAAAGCTCCGTCTATATAAATACTGTACCCTTTTTCGTAGTCTCCTAGTTTAACAAATATTAAAGCTTCCTTTTCTAAAGGTTCTTGTAGCACTGATAGAGCACCTACCGTCTTAGTCTTATTAACTAGAAAGGTAGAGTCTGCTATGGTTAAAGCTGTAAGGTCTTTAAGAGGATTACCAGCAAGAGAAACAGCTACGTAAGTACCAGCGGTAGCATCTTCAATAGTAATATCCATCTCACCAGCACTAATGTTATCTACAGTTAAGTCTCTTGCTTTTAATCCGTTAACAGAGTCATACGTAATAACATATTGATTCTGTTCATCTCTATCTACATAGTGACTAAATAAATTAGAGTTAATATTAGCACCTAATCCAGTATCATAAGAAAACCTAGAGTTAGGTCTTTTAACAAGTCCCTCTACTACAGTTGACCAAGCATTAACTTGTTCATCACACTGTCCAGGGTATCTTAAATTGTCAGGTTGTTGTGATACACCTTGGGCAAGGTTAGGAATACTGGTGTTAAGCAGTGGCATCTTTACCTGTCAATTACTCTTAGTACGCTGTAGTTGTCAAAGATAGTTCTGTCTGCATTCTCAGAGTCACTTTCAATAGCTCTAGCTTTCGCTTCGATCTCATCTCTTAAAGCAAACCCTTCTATCTCTCGACTGCCTAAGAACCTAGCAGCAAAGATGCGAGCTGATTTAACAGCTATGTAATGTCTAAATTGTTCAGGTAGTTCTTCAAACTCTAACTCAAAAGTAATAATAGCTTTTAAGTCTTTAGTCCAAGTATCCCTGTGGTTTTTTCTGTCGTATAGCTTAGTACCTCTTTGTACAGGATCAGTGTCCGTGTTTAACTCAGGGTCTAAGTCTACTTTTAAAATGTTTGCAGGTAATGTAATCCGACTTGTAACAGAATCAGGAACAAGTGGGTAATCGTATTCTGTATTGAAATGCCATCCTTCTGATTGGATAGCTTTACTTGTTTCTTCTAACGCATGGACTGCTTGTGTAACGGTTACAGGAACACTAGTTCCACTTAAAGTATTAACAGGTGATTCTCCTATTACAGAGATCATAATGTTTACCGCTTCCAGTTTAGTTGTCAGTGCCATAGCTTGTAAATAAAAATATCAGTGAAGGGAAGGGATTCCGCTACGCAGTCCCCCTCCCCAACACCGAAGAGAGAACTATTTCTGCAATTCAATAGCACACTCAGGACGGAGAACTCCGTGACCCATAGCATACTTTGCAACAAAAAGTGTTCCTTGACGCTCGATTTGATACTCGCTTTCAGTAGCAAGATCAAGAAGCTTCACAGTTCCGACAGCAGCAGAATGAGAAACAACACCAAGAGTATTAGTGAAGTTACCATTATACCCAGCACCACCAGCTCCGAATACATCATTGCTAGATGCACCATCTCCAGTAGCAACAGCTGATAAATCAGTTGAAGGAATGTGATTAGATTTGTAGATAGTGATACCAGCTACTTGTGGGATTGATCCAGAAGCAATGCTACCTACTCCTCCTACGTCTTTATTGACAGCAGAAGTAGAAATAGCCAACGCACCTGCACCACCTGTAATGAGCTTGTAATACTCCTGCGGACGAAGGACTGCAAAACGACCGTCACTAGGAACGTCATTTTCGTCAAGCTTCTGAGCAGCAGTGAATAAAGCAGCTACAAGTTCTGCACCAGTAGGATCAGTATTACCAGCATCATCTGCACTATCAGCGATGTCTCCCATTGCATTAGCAGAAACATCAAGAATACCACCAACTTTACCACCAGTAACAGCAGCAGCTGTACGAGCAGCAGCGATAAAGGTTTTAGCTAGAGCAGTATCAAAACGAACTGCAAGTGCTTTACCTAACTCATTCGCGTAAACGGAACGAATATCGTAGTGATTCTTAACGTCATCAATGTTAGCCAAGAAAGTAGAAGCAAGTAACATCTTATCGATGGTGATTACTTTCTCTGCCTTTTTGATGTCACTCAAGTATGAGTTTCCACCGTCAGCGATGTTTTCGCCAGGTGTGTGGTAAGAAGCAGAAGCTACACCAGTAACTGGGAACTGAGCTGATTTACCGTTTTCGATTGTGCGGACAGTGTGTAAAGGTTTGAAGATGTTCGACTCCTCAAAAGTTTGTAAGATTTCTCCACTAAGTCTTCTGCTTGAAAAAAAAAACGTATTAATTCTGCTTGCAAGGCTTGTCCTGCTTCATCGGAATCACACGCTCATATAATCTGTGCGTTATCTGCGATATTTTTTTTTTAATGATACGGCGACCACCGAGATCTACACTCTTTCCCTACACGACGCTCTTCCGATCTAGTATGAGTTTCCACCGTCAGCGATGTTTTCGCCAGGTGTGTGGTAAGAAGCAGAAGCTACACCAGTAACTGGGAACTGAGCTGATTTACCGTTTTCGATTGTGCGGACAGTGTGT